TTTTTTAATACTGTAAAACTGTTACTAGAATCTTTTACCTCAATAGATTCATAGTGATGTATTCCATCATAATTTGTTACACCATATTTTTTATTCATATAGAGTTCAAAAGTCCTATTACTCATAGGCCATTCATCTTGTATATTGATGATGTTATTTGATAATAAAATAATCCAATCATAATTTGGTGTATCATATAGTTTGTAGGAAATATTATCAGGTCTTTCATCACCAACTATTTGGTACTTGGTGAAGTTGGTTAAGTCTTGAAATAAACTGCTGTTTAGTTTGACTCTTTTGAAAAGATTTTTTACCTCAGTATAGGAAGATATATTTTGCTCACTGGGAATTCTATTTACATAATCAAAGTTTGGAAGATAGGAGAAATAATTTGCCATTTTTAGTAACCCATATTAATTGGTTTATTGAAATCACCACCTTGAGAATTATCTTCATCACCATATTCATCTGAATAGATTGGTTCTATCTCACCAAAACTCATCTGTAAATCATATTGAGTTAGTGAACCAGTACTATTATATGTCATGTATGAACCATCAGGAGTATAATTAACATTTAAATTTGTCATTGCCATTGGTTTAAATATATTTAAATATGGATGTGTTTCTCCAGCATTTGTGCCTTTAGCATTATAAATGTATTCAAGGGTAAAAATATTTGGTGTGAGTAAGAATAGATTGGAATCAGATCTTTGAACAGCCATATTCTTTTTAAACACTCTAATTATTTCTCTTACTTCCTCAGACTCATCCTTACTTCTTGGTGTAAATCTAAAGTTAAAAGAAAAAGTCCTAAGATTGGGTCCATTGAAAAGAAGTTCAAGATTGGGATTGAGAGTAACACCAGCAGACCTTCCTAGAATATTTGCACCAACTGCTTGACCTGCAAAATATGCTGTCAATGCTTTTCCACTTGTTTCATCATTTAGGATTGCGCTTACATCTTCTCCTAATTGTCTAAAAGTATTTCCAATTATTGAACCTGCTGTACTTGGTGTTGATAGATTTCCTATTGCCTCAATAGCACCTTGGGCAAAACCTGCACCCATCATTTTAAGTGGGTTTAAATTATCACCACCCCAACTGACAGCATTTGATTCAGAAAAGTTAGGTTGCATTGGTAGAATAATTGTTTCCTGCACCTCATTATTTGCAATCAATCTGTCTTTGGCACTTTTTCTTTTTCCTAATTTAAGTGATTCTCTTCCACCTGCTTTATATTTGTATGACTTTATTCTTATAAAATCATACCCTAATTCTGGTACTGTTTTTGGATACCTATATGGTGTACTCCTTCCTCTTGGTATTTTTCTTTCTGATTGTGCGTATGCAGAACTAGATCTGTCTAATCCAGTTTGTGCATCTGTTGCTGTTAGATTTGGATCTATGGTTGTTGTATTAGCTGCTGATTTATATCCTTCTGTGTTTGATAAAGTATCAAATTCTGATTGTATTAATTGATCTTTAGCAACAACTAATGCTTCTTTCTTTGTTGTATTAAGTAAAAAAGCATTTTGTTTCTTTGTGTGATCAAATGATGGACTAAAAAACTGCTTATTTTTTTGATCATCAGCGACAACAGGGTCAGATCCATCACCTTTAATTGTTTTTATAAGAACTTCTGTGGTTGAACCTCTTGCTCCAGGAACACTCTCATAAAGTTCTATATCACCACTTTTTATATTAACCTTTGTAATAACTTTTGCAATTGTTGAGGTGTTGCTATTTGCAGGATCATTATATTTTCGTAATGTTGATTCAGATTTGTACACTATCTCGCCAGAAGGTGCTAGTGCATCCTTAGTAAGACCTGAATTGTTACTACTACTGGGAACTGACATTGATCATCCTGGCATTTAAGTATTTATCAAGAATATAAAAAATGTTGATATGGAATTGATCTAGTATCTCTTAGTTCAAGTGGGTAGATGACATGAAGATTGCCAATTACTTCATCCCATGTGTAGTTTCTAAACTTACCCCAATGATAATTAAGTCCTTTGAATCCCCATCTATCTACAGATACACATGCAATTAATGGATTCTGGTCATATTTTATTTTGGGTGTCTTTGGTTGATACACAAAAGTGTAGTATCTACCAACATCAGGAATAACCTCTACCTCAGTAAGGACTTCAAGAAGAGCAATCATTCTATCATCAGCAGTTCTTTTGTTAATAATATCATCTACCACATACTCTAATCTATTTTCTGCGCTTTCTAGATACTCCTCTTGTTCCATAGTTCTTCCTAGTATGATGTTTTTCTGGGAAGATTTGATTCTCCGTCATTATTTGAAATTCAATTCCATTATCTTTGGCAAACTCAGATGCTGCCTTCCACTTGGCTTTATTTATCTCATAAGTTGCACATTCATATAGGTATGATTTGGTGACTCTACTCTTCTTCTCAGGTGGTCTGGTTTGATGATCAGGTTTTATCTCAATAATATATCTTTTACCATCAACTTTTTCTATTAGAAAGTCTGGATAGTATCTGTGAACCTTACCATCTGCAGGTGAAATATATGGTATTGAGAACTCTTCACTTGCCCACTTTATTACACCTGGATTAGTATCACACTCTTTACAGAATCTTCTCTCCCATGAACTTCTGCAAATAATATTATTAGGATTGCCCATATACTTGTCAGGGTTAGTGGGTTTATATTTTGTCTTCAAAGATTGTCCCACTTTGCTGCTACATAGTATAGTAATCAAGTTTATTTATAGATGGCTACTCCTGTTGGAGATGGTATAAAAAGATATCCCACAGAAAGTTTAATTACAAAGTTGATGCATTCAGCAACAACTTCACAATTTTTCTTGAGAATTAATTTGCCTGGTGCTGTTAAAACACATATTCAAAAAACAAAAGGTATGTTGATTGATGAAAATTTGAAAGAAAGAATTAATTTAGCTTGCACTGATGCTTCTCTTCCTGGTTCATCCTTTGCTACTCATGATGTGACATCTGACTATATGGGTGTCACTGAAAAAATGGCATATAGAAGAATATATGATGAGCAGATGTCAGTGTCAATGCTAGTTGATCCTGAATATAAAACTCTTCATTTATTTGAAGGATGGATGGATTATATTGCTGGTAAGAATATCACTGGAAGAGAGGGCAACTATTCAAGATTTGATAATGGTTTTAGGATGAATTATCCTGATGGAGATGGGGGATATAGACAACAAAACGTCCTTGAATTATTTAAATTTGAGAGAGATGTATCAGTAAGGCAAAGTATTAAATACACAATGATTGAGGGTTATCCAATATCCATGAACCCAATGGAAGTAAGTTATGGTTCAACTGATCTTCTAAAACTTATAGTTAATTTTACATTTGTCAGATACATTACTGAACCATATACCCCTGGTTCATCTACACCACCACCTCCAGCAACCAATCCTAAAACAACTGTTAAGGGAATACCAGTTCAACCTTTTCAATTGCAACCAAATAGTGGATTTCTTCTTAATAAAAATTTCTTAAATCAATCTGGTGAATTTAGTTTACCATCTCAGAACATTGCCTAAATATTCACACTGACTTCATCATAGGACATCATGCCTTTACCAAAAATTGTTACACCAACATTTGAGTTGGAGTTGCCCTCTACAGGAAAAAAAGTTCAGTATAGACCCTTCCTTGTAAAAGAAGAGAAACTGCTTGTTATTGCTCTAGAGTCTGAAGACTCACAACAAATCACTTCAGCAATCAGAGCAGTTATTTCAGACTGTATCTTGACAAAAGAAATTAAAGTTGAATCACTTCCTACTTTTGATATTGAATATCTCTTCTTGAATATTAGAGGTAAGTCTGTAGGAGAAGTTGTAGATGTAAATATTATTTGTCCTGATGATGGTGAGACAGAGGTAAAAGTTAGTATCAATCTTGATGAAATTCAAGTAGTTAGAGATGAAAATCATACCAAGACTGTAAAACTTGATGATACTTATTTTATGGATATGAAGTATCCTTCCCTTGATCAATTCATTAAAAATAATTTTGAATTTGAAAATCCAGATATGGATCAATCATTTGAAGTCATTGGATCTTGCATTGATAAAATTTATGATAATGAGGAGGTTTGGTCTACAAGTGATGTAAGTGATCAAGAGGTGAAAGAATTTCTTGAACAATTAAACTCATCACAATTTAAGGAGATTGAAAAGTTCTTCAGCACAATGCCTAAACTTTCCCACACCATTGATGTTAAGAATCCAAAGACAAAGAAGAAAAGTAAAGTAACTCTGGAGGGACTGTCAAGTTTTTTCGCATAGGTATGGCACACATGGATATGATGTCATACTACAAACTTAATTTTGCCTTGATGCAATACCATAAATATTCATTAACTGAGATTGAAAACTTGATTCCTTGGGAAAGGGAAGTTTATACTATTCTACTTGAGCAACATCTTAAAGAAGAAGAGGAAAAAGCAAAGAGAAAGTAATGGCAACTGATACCCAAACCAACGAAAACAAGGAAGTTGATCAGGGTATCTTGCGCGATTATCTTGACATCAGTGATGGAAGTGATATAGATTTTGGTACATATAAAACACTAATTAGAGAAAAGATTGCTGCTGCTAGAATGGGCGGCAGCGATGTAGATAGTGGTGATGTAGAAATTCTTACAAAAGAGTTTGTTAGAATAAAGAAGATAAAGATACCTGAGAGTCAGGAACAATCAAAGATTGATGCAAAGAAATTTTTTGCTGAGCAAGAGAAAGTAAAAGCAAAAACTGAAGAGAAAGAACAAGAAAATAAGATATCACAAGAAAAGTTTCTCAAGACTGTTGAAAATAAAGAAAAGGTAAGTCCACAACTTTTACTTCCAGGAACTGCTACTCCTCAATCAGAGGAACAGGAGGAAGATAATCAGGAGG